GCTAGGGTGCTATCTTTCGCGCCCCAGGTTCCCGCAAGAACTCCGCTGTTTGGTGATATGTAGCCAGATACTCCAAGATATGCGGTTGCGCCAACTCTAATCGTACCGGTTGGATAAACCAGGTTTGTTACAACGTAGCCTTTTCTGGCAATTGTAACCTTATCGCCAATCTGGGCCTCGCTCTTGTACGGATTAAGGGTTTGTCTAGTTAGATCGATGTTTACTACATCGTTCATTAGAATTCCTAGCGGTCTTGATCCTGACGCTGCTATTGGTATTAATGCGTACCAAACCTGGTTTACCGACTGATCCATGGCCGCGCCTGATGGTCCAGTTACAGTATTACCAGTAGGAACGACAACACCGCCTCTAGCTGAGCCGTAGGCCCAGCCGGTGGCAGCAAAGAATGAAATGTCTTCATCTACTATGTTTCTATCGGGTTTTAATGCCATTTTTTTACCTTTGTTAAATATACACTGTTTTTATTTTTCGGAGAAATTATCGCTTCTTCGAAAAAGCAAAGCCTATTAGTGCTTCCGCAGAGTTTTTCTTTGTTTCAATAACTTCTGAGGAAACGACCATTGGTGCTGAAGTTTGTCTTGGTTTGTGACTAATTGCTACTGAGGCAGCTTTTGCCTTCTCTAAATCTTCGGCAGCCTTATCTATAGCTGAAGCTGTTTTCGCCATAGACTTCTTGAGTATAGCATATGATGCTTCGTTCATAGCCTCAATGTCTTTGTCGGATATATCTAGAAGATCTAGACCAACAATGCTCTCTAGTTCTGTCTTTCTTTTTGCGACAGTCTTTTGAGCGTTGGCTTTATCTGCTATTTCTTCAACTTCTGCTGCAAATGCTTGAAGTTCTTTAATTTGACTGTTTAGTTTTTCTATATATTCCGTTGCCTCGGCTATAGCTTTTTCATACTCCAAGTTTTCAGCGGAAAGCTCTGATATCTTGCCTGTAGCAAGATCCATTACTTGTTCGATTTCTTCTTCTGTTATTTTTTCCAATTTAGCCTCTCTTTTGTTTTCATACACTTTTTTATAATTATCTGATAAACTATTGTTTATTGAAGTATTGTCTTGGCTTTGAGCCTGACCCATATCTGTTCCGCCTGGTTGACCAGTGGTAGTATCTGATGTCATTACTCCGCCTGTGTTTTCCCCGCCTCCTCCTGGAACACTTGGTTGAAAAGATGTTGTCTGGTTAGGAGAAATAAGTCCGCCTCTTCTTAGGCTTAGGCCCTTTTTTGCCATATCTTGTAAAACAAATCTTAACTCTCTTTCATCATCGCAAGGTCTGTATCTAGCAACTTTCATTTGATTTTCTAAGTCTGAAGGATCAGCGATCAATTTAGCATATAAAAGCGGGTTATCGGAGTGCCTGTCTTCTTGGTATAGGTGGTGACCAGTGCAGCCCATTTCTATTTCGCCAACTTTTTCTGCTTCCTTTGCAGTATAGAAGAGTAGACCGTCTGCTGGATCTACACTTGTTTTTGGCATATTTAAATTTTTTGAAAGCTCTAATGGTGTTGACACAAGGCTTGGATTCAAAGTGTTTGTTGTCTGAGTTTCTAATGGATTTAGAATTGTATTCGGAGCTTGGACTGGTGCTGTTGGCGGATTTGCTGCAGCTGGATCAAATCCTATTACATCCGCTTTTGATTTATTTTCATCTTTTATTATTATACTCAATATTTTGCCCTTTCTTTTATTTGCTGGCTCAAAAACTATTCCTTGTCCAGAAAAAATTATATTTTTAAGCCATCTTCCAACCTGGTATTTCTTACCTTTATACTTTGTCTTGCCGCTACCTCCATAAGAAGTTAGATCTTTGCTAATATGTGATGTAGCGTCTGTTCTATCTATAAATAGAGGGTTTTCATCGTCTTCGTTTTTTCTAAGGCAGTAGCCAAAATCTTCGAAAAAACACTCCATCGAAACGTATATTTTACCTTCTCCAATTCCATTTTTAATCTTTGATGCGTATGTTGGAAAGTATTGAGACCATATTATGCCATCCTGTTTTATGTGGACGTTTCCAGAAAGAGTATTGCCTTCTGTATTAAATACGCCTGCTTCTTCATCTGTCATGTAGTTAATCTCTGGCAAACCGCCGTAGACTAATTTTGATTTTACCATAACTCCTATATTTTCATTTTCCGTGTCTTCAGACCCTCTATGCATCCAGTTTATTGGTTTAAACTCTGGAGTTTCATATGCCTTAACGATTTCTTCCGCTGTAAAAACATCGTTGTTGGCGTTCCATATATCTGTGACCAAAATTGATGATATTGGCATTATATCATCTGTTATCTTATAATTTTTTTCTTTTAGTGCGGAAAGCGCGCAAGCATTTCCTTGGCAAGCTGTTGCTAGCTCTTCGCCCTTATTTTTATCTAAACCAACTAGATAGTTTATCTCGGACGTTGTTTTATTGCTTTTAATTAGATCTGATATTGTCTCTTCTGATTTAAAAATGTTCATTATATTACCTTTCGGTTATACACTGGATTTTATATTAAGCGTTTTTATGTTGGTCTTTGAATAGGCTAGCCATTTTAGCGAGAATTGTGTTTTTAACCATCCTAGCGTTTGCGGTTGTTGGGTTTACTATTTCCCTAAGCTCCTTTGCTACAACCGATTCAAATTTTGAAAAGTCTACATCACTATTCGCTATTTTAAATATTTCATCTTTTGAAATTTCTAGGCCTCCGTATTTTGAAAATACCTTATTCTTGGCGGCCTCAATTATCTCTTTTTGCTTAGCGGTTAATTGTCTTTTATTTTGCGCATTAAATTGATTTAAAAAATACTCGTCTAGAACCGCGTCTACGCTGTTTTGAAAGTCTTCCGCTGCTGCTAATTCGTAAGCCCTTATTCTTTTTGATACTTTTCGCTTAACCTTATCTCGGCTACCGTCTGGTCTTCCAGGTCTTAGTTTTGGGTCCTCTGTAATTTGAACAGGAACTGTCGTGCTTTCTTGTTTAAGCTTTAACATTTCTTTATTCTTTTTATGATTTGAGTCTGGAATCTCTGTTTGAATAAAAGGACTATATTTCGTAGAAACGTCTCCAGATTTTCTATCCTCTTCTTCTTTTCTCACTCTTGCTTTTTCTATGTCCCACATTTCGCCAATCTTTTCAACTATTGTTTGATTTGATATTATGTTTCTATCGTTAAGTTCTGTTAAAAGCTTAAAGTAGCTTGGTTGGTCAAAAAGATTGTCAACGCTAAATTTTATTTTTGGCTTAGATTGAAAACCTAGTTCTTCAGAAACTATATCAATTTCTGACTGTATCCATTCCGTAATAGCTCTTCTTATAGAGTCTATTCTTTTCATGAGATTTCTTAGCCCCATGAAAGAATCGTTTGATCCGCTAGAAGCGGCGTTACCTCCGACTAAGCTTTTATGTATACCAAGACCTAGAAGCATAGACTCATAGTTTTCAGTAAAATTTTCTAGTTTCTCTATCGGTGGGAAGTACTGGTCATACTGCAACATAGAATCCCATATTATGTCTAGGGTTCCTCCGCTGTGATTTTCTAAAACGTTAGAGAGTCTAACTATAGACCCTATGTCTGGAAGTATTTCTTCCTTATGATCTCCAAGACGCCATAATCTTACAGAGTTATACCAGCTATCTAAAGCGCTTATTTTTGCCATTCTTAATTTTTCATTATATATTACGTCGTGAAGTATGCTATATATAAAACTTTTTGCCCAAACAGCGCTGTCCTTTTTCTTGTAATGCGCTACATATATTTCATCTTCTGGAAACTGAATCGTTAAATCCGCTCCGGTTTTTGCGTTTATTATTGCCTTTTTAATTTCATCTGAAACATTTGATATAACATCTGAGCCTTGGGATTTTATGAGCGCTTTAAAGTTAGAGATGTTTGTTGAACTTATTTTAACTCCCCATCGCTTTATTCCAGAAAATATAGCAGCCTCTCCACCAATAAGAACTATTGTTTGTGGGTCATAAAATGTATATGATAAAGGTATTTTAGATTTTTTTGCTGCATTCGCAGAATCTCTCTTCATTCTTCTAACAGAAGGCGTATCTATAGACTCAAACTTCCTTCCTAAAACCACATTTCCCTCTACCACAAAGTAATTTGCAAACCTTTCAGCTCGTTCTTTTATATTAGTCTTTATCGACCATTGTTTAAAAAAGTTTTGAATTCCTTCATTTTCGCTAACTAGATCTAGGCCTTCAACGGCTATCTCCGTCATAAGGTCAACGACTGATCTTATAAGACCAACGCTTTCGTAAGCCTCTCTACACGCTGTCATTACCTCTGCGTCTTTTGTTGGTATTTTCTCGTTTGGTCTAAATCTTTCCCATGCCTTTCTTGTGAAAGGTGGTCTTACAGATATTCCGTCTTCAACGTTTGAATAAAATCCGCCAAATGCCATCTGGTCGGCTTTTACTTCAGACATAGACTTGGCATGATTTTCTAAAGCTTCATGCTTAGAGGAGTTTGTTGACGTGTAGAATGTTTCCTTTTTTTCCATCAATTGGATCTCAATACAATTACATACACATTGAAAGGGAGTTAAAAAACTATATCGTTAGTGTATAAAATGTTATGAAAAATATTTTAAACAAGTTAAGATTTGCCATGTCTGCCATTGAGTCTTTTGTTTGTACTAAAAGTGAGACTGATGTAATATTAGCAACACTTAACGGTGAGTGTAAAGGAGAGCCAGTTAACGGACAAAAGGCGGTTAGAAACGTAATAGCAAATAGAGCAAACGGACCATCTTATATGCGTAGGCCAAATTCTTTATATGATGGCACAAATATGGAGGTTATAGCCTGTTTATCTAAATCGCAATTTTCAATATGGAACGGAGTTACTAACTGCGCACAATTTAACGTTAGATACGATAAAGCTATGCAAGGAGCAACGATAACCTCAATACCAGAAGTTGATTATTCTGTTTTTACAAACGGCACAGGATTAACTTTAGAGCAGGCAAAAAAAATATATTTGTTTTGTAATCCAGATTCAAAAGACTCTAGAAACAATAAGGAACAATGGGTAAAAATAGTTGTTAAACAAAGCGACGCAAATCCAAAAAAACCATCTTGGACAGCAGAAGTTTTAATTAACGGTCGAAAAGTAAAAGCTACTTTTATACGTATAGGAAATCACGTTTTTGTTCACGGTATTCAGTAATTTAATAAGCTATACTACCGTTTGATCCGTCTGGTCTACTTCTACTCGAAGGTCTATTTATATTAGAGCTTATGTTTTTCATCTTTTTAAGCCCTCTTCCCTGATACATGTTTCCTCCAAACATTTTGTTTGCCGCAGCCTCTTTTGAAGAGTAACCACCAAATGTAGTTCTTGCGTCAGGCTCTCTTACATTTAAAGATCTAGCAGCATCATTAGCCAAAAGCAGGCTTGTAAAATGGTCTTTTCTGAGTCTATTCTTTATGCCTTCTGTTATAACACCTTTAATTTTTGGCAAGTCCCAAGTTTTATTTCCTTTAGCCGTTGTTTGTTCTTGAACTAGTGTCGTTTGGTATTTGCATTCCTCTATTTCATACTGAATATTTTCTATTGAAAAATCGCCTATTTCTTCTTCTGAATTCGTCATTCTAGTTTGTTCAACTGTTATCGCATCATAGGCTGGGAAGAGTATGGACATTGTAGTTATATCTTTTAGTAAGTTGTAATGCGCAGCCTCGTACCATTCTCTAGAAGAGAATTCTATGACCTTGATTATGTGAGAGCCTTTTCTATCTGACACCTCATCATCGTCCATGTCAAAAATGCAAAACTCTCCGTCTTTTAGTTTAGATTGATCTTTAAGACCCTCTATTACGGATCTTCCGCCTCCACCAGAGTCTATATTGATTCTTGATATATTAAACCTTCCACAAAGTTCATGTATCTTTCTTAAGATAAACGTGTTGTAGTCGTCTATTCCCACAAAATTCTGCGGTTTTTTCTTTCTGCTTTGTTCAAACTTTTTTCTATTAGTGCTCCAACAAAATACTAGTTGTCTACTTGATTCATCTGAAATTTTCACTATAGATATTGCAAAGTTGTCTCTTTCAGACGCGGGATCTATTCCCATAACGTATCTAGAGTTATTTTCTCCAGAATCTTCAGCAAAAAAGTTTATTTCTCCGTCTTTTGTTCTGATTGGACAAGTAGCCCTATGTATTGCCGATGCTGGATAAAAACCGTCTGAGTCTTTTGCAAAAACGCAACCGTACTCCATTTTAAAAATTGAGGAGTCCATAGTTGCCTTGCCTTGTTCTAATATTGTTTTGTCCATAAGACCGTTCGGTAGCTTATCCCAAGGCAATCTAATAACAGCATATTCGCAATTTTCATTATTATTTTTTGCATTATCATATATCATGTTACAATAATCTTGATAATACTTATAAAAATGGTTAAACTGGTAAGTAGCTGTTCCAGCTATTATTATTTGGTTTCCTTCATTGTTAGCAGTGCCAACAAAATCGTTTATGTCTTCATCGGACATTCCTATTGTTTTAAGCGCATCTATTTGATAATACTGTTTTACTTTTTCGAAAGTGTTGTTACTTTGAACAGAAGCAAATCCTCTAATAACAGTCTCAAATATATCTGGATTTACAGAACCAAACTCGTCAACTATGATTACGTTTGCCCTGAGTCCTCTAATTTTTTCTCCTGTTCCAATTGGTATGCCCATTATTTTGCTATCAC